ACAAAGAAAGGAGGTAGAAGGATGAAGAAAGTTTTTGCAGTAGCGGTAACAGTGCTTATGCTTACAGGTACGGCATGGGCAATCCCACCCTGGGAGGGTGGAGATACAAACGTCAACACAAACCTTAACGCGAACAGTAATTACAATAGCAACAAGAACACCAACATTCAGGGTCAGGAGCAAGGGCAGGGGCAATTACAACTCCAGGCACAGGGTATCAACGCACCCATGACTCAGGGCAACGTGCAGGGAGTTACGGTGGTCAACGATGATAAGCGGGAGCTTCCCGTGTTCCCCACAGGGCAGGCACCTAACTTGTTTTCGTACAGAGGGAAGCATGAGATAGGGGTATTTGCCTCCCTCAAGCCGTGGGAAGTGGTGAAAGTATGGGACAGGGGATATGTTGACACGTTCCCTTACTGCAATTACTTCTGCACAGGCGATAAGGCGATTGCAGGGATACCTAATCCCATTGTCTGTGACAACCCGTTCAAGGTGGTCGCCAAGTCAAAGCTCCCCCATGTTATGCTGGTAGTGCTTGAGCGCAAAGATCCCCTGGAACTGTGGGGAACCGTGGCTCGAATTGCCCTTGAGAACGGTATCAATGAGGTAGTGGTCAATGACTACAAGGTGACGTATGCGAACAAGGCTTCTGGTTGGAACGTGGGTCTTGGAGGTGGTGTCAGCGTCATTGACAACGGGCAGAATGACCACATCGGGGGGAGTGTAGGTGGTGGTACAGGGTTCGGAAGTGTAACAACATCTCCGATAGAGAAGGCGAAGGGCGTGTTCCTGCTGTACTGGGAACCGACAAAGTTAAAGAAAGATTAACTTACGCCGGGGCAGGACAGAAAAGTCCTACCCCGGTCTATACGGACTATCATGGCCTACGTTATATCCAATAACTTCTTGTCACCGCCCTCGATGCGCCTCATGGCCTCGCCTGATAATTTACCGATTGACGTAAAGCTGTTTTCTAATGTGAGGATGATGTTGGCAACCAATCCCACGGAGTTTTTTACATGGTCGGTTGTTTCCTGTACCCCCCTCATGGACGCTTCATAGTAGGGCAGAAACTCCACCCAGTGGGCGGGGAGATACACGTCTCTCACTTCGACTTCAGGTACGGCAAGGGGTTGGCCTGTGTCAAGGTTGCGACGTTTCTCAAACTTCACCTTCACCGTTAGAGCTTCTCTGATCTTCTGCTCGACCATTTCTGCCAGCCATTCTTTATCTTTTTTACTCAGCATTGGTCACCTAAATGTCAACATATTGTAAAGTTCCGACCGCCGCATAGGGCCGGAATACCGTACCGTGGTTATGAGCGGAGCCTGAGCCGACGGACGTATGGGTATGCGCCCCGCCTGAATTAGCTCTATAATAGTTCGCATTGGCTGTTACCCAATCGTTTAATGATGTGTAATTCGTAACAATAGGTAATGTCGTTGTTCCTGCTGTAGCTGATCCCTCTCCAGGCCCCGTACCGGTTCTGTACCCCAAATCATGCGTATGCGCCGCCGCCTCTCCGTGCGTATGTGCGGGAAGCTGCGCCGTCGTCAGGGTGCAGTCCGGCTGCGTCCATGTGCCAGCGAGTGTTCCCCCATTCGCGTTATATGCCTGGCTGCCACCCTTGAGAGCGATTACTGTGTCCGTAACTGCCGAATCAATCGCCCACCCGTCAGGAGCCGTATTGCGATATACCCATATCTTATGGGATGTGTCACCGCACATTATCCCCATCCATGCGTCATTCGCATCGTTCCGCATTTTTAACAGTTTTTTGGTTGTGTCAAACCAATGCATACCGGCGACGAGATCAGCCGGGGCAGTCGCCCCAGAAAACATGGACTTCAACGCGGCGAAGTTATTCTCAAACGACTGCAAGTCCGTAGCCGCCTGATGCGCAGCCGCATAACAATCATCGGTAAATGTCTGTGACATGATTCCCTCCTACTATGGCTTTACCTCATTGTCCTTATTTATATCAGCTTCCACTTTCGCATATGAAACGACAATCGCCTGTTCAAGGTCTACCTTGCTCGTTACAGCATCCATATACTTCATCGTTTTCCGTTTCAACTCCCGCTCAAACTTAACATCCGATTCGTAGTTGACGCAGATGTTTTGCAACACCCTGTCGGGATTGCTGTCATCGTACAAATGGACGTATACCGATTTAATGCCAGTGGAACTTTCCACTATTTTGTCAGTCCGATATTTCAGCATAGTTAGCTCCTAACTCCAATACGCAACCGTCATGTTTAATGTTTTGAGGTACATATATGATGCCTCATCCGGATCTGTGATAGTAATGACTACCTGAACATACCGTGCGGTTATTTCCGGCGCGAGTATTTCGAAATAGTCTGCCGATTCGGTAAGCTCTTCCGTCACCGACCCCCAGTATAATGTCGCCTGTACCTTGCCCGCATAATCCGGAGACAATAAATCACGCCACCTTGTCGCTGCCGTGAGCTTGTCAGACCATAGCATCGGAGTCGGCAACAACGCCGCCCATGTGCCTCCGGCATATTCCATCGCAGAGTCGAAGTCGCCCCATATTCTGCACGTTATCTCAGAACCAAGATCATATTCAGGCGATGTCCATGTTCCGGTCAATACACTGGCCGTATGACTGCACATCAGCGCATCGCTCGCCTCGTATGTCGTGTGTTCCGTATTATCGAAATCGCCTATCGCATCGAAATCCCACGCCCAACTATCGATCTCAACATAATTGCTCGGATAGTAGACGATTGCCGTCGCAGAGACGGCATTGTCGCTATATATCCCCGCGTTTGTTTTCGCCTTCGCCCAGAATGTATGCGTACCCGGCCTTATACCCACAAGCCTCCAGTTCGGTGTCTCATTAAATGCCATGAATATGCCGCCATCCCACCCGGCGCCCAACCGTAATTCATAGCCCGCTATATCCGGTTCACTAAGCTCATTGCCGAATACCGACACGGTATCGCCATGACTCAATGCTGTAATGTACGACAGGTCAGACGGCGATCCGGTTGGGCCAATAATGGTTTTTGAGACTACCGTCCCGCTGGTAAATGCCTGTGACGTGCCGAATATTGACACACTGACTATGCAGCAATAGTATGTCTCGCCTTCTTCTACTGGGTCAAATTGATAATCCCCCCCTGATTTCGTCATGTATTTCCAGTCACCCGCCTCACCTATCTTAACGTAGATGTTCGCGTAATCCCACCATGGATATACTGCTGTTGACGGCGGGTCAAAGTCTATCTTCCACCGCGTAAAAGACCTGTTGCGATAGTAGTACACTTCTTCGGAATGACTGACGTTTATCACTCCGACAACCGGGTCCCTCGGATTCGGGAGAGTCGTATCATGCCACACCTGTTCGGATATTTCGTATATGTCATCGTAAGTTGCCGCGTATTCTTCGTCAAGGCCAATGCCGACACTGCCGTCATAGTTGAGGGATGCGGAGTTTACCCTGAATATTTTATTGTCCCACCCCGGCCTCGTATGTGTCAGGGTGATAAGGTCGTGCGGCTCAAGCGCCATGCCGCGTGACCCCATGATGAGGTTCGCCGCCTTGTTTATCCTTGCGCGCTCAAGCAGGTAATTCGCCATTTTCATGACGTTTGCCTGACTTGTCATGCCTATCAGTTCCGCGCTCCACTCACGGTAATCGCCATCCTCTGCTATCGCATCGGGGTCTGACAAGATGTAATCGTCCAGGGTGTATTTCTTTTCAGCATTGGTGTACCGGCATTTTATCGCATTCGGTGTGCTGAATATGGATGGCTGCACAACCCTTAGCGTGCTTTTACCCTGTTCTATTATATCGTCTTCGGTAATTTCCATGACGGCTGATTCGTAGTTGAGATCTGCATATAGCAGCTTAAATGTAGAGTCTGAATATACGAGATTGCCCCTGAAGGTTGCCAGTACATGCTGAAGCAAATCTATTGCGGATGCGTTTCCGTTCAAGCATATGTCACAAATCCACCCTTTCGTGTCGCAATACGAAGCGGCGCTCGTTACCAGATCGTCATCAATCCGTGACACAGCTACGCCCATCCCTCCCCTTTTTGACGACCGGGTGATAAAATCCCGGGCTACAAGTGCAGGGTTATTTGAATACGCAGTTAATTGAGTGCTCGGATTATATATTTTCAATCCTTCAATCTCTAATGTGATATCGGGAAGTCCCTGGAACAGGTCCTGATTGAAGTACAATCTGACATATATATATGCCGTGTTTTTTTTGGGATCGTTCCATTCGGGAATCGCCGCTTTCAGTGTTGCACATACAGTCTGGTCGGCTGACCCCGTAAATAATTCATAATGTACATGCCCGGTACAGCCTGGAAAATTGCATATGTATGTATTCCACAACCTATCACCAAGAAATAGCTGGTCTACTCCGCCAACCTGATAGAAACCCTCTATCTCTCCCTCGCAGATATTTCCAATAATGTGCAGAAATTTGTTGTCTGTACCCGATACTCCGCAGTAGACGCGGTTAATGCCGACACGGGTATGTCCATAGACGAGCGGCATCGGCACTTTGTTGTCGCATGTGTTGACTAATTGCCCTTCTCTTGTCGTCAACGGCTGGTCATAATGTGTTTTTAGGTGCGATGCCTGATATGCGGAAACGAGGGAATACCCGGCTGAAAACGCTGCAAAGGCATACCATACAAGCTGGGCAACAAAATATACATCAACACCCGCCATCAGATTCTCCTTGCCATGATTATTTCAAACGTGTCTTTTTCCAGCTTCTTTGTCTGCACTCCCGTATTCTTGAACGCCGTCATGAAATTACCATTCCCCGTATATATCGCAGGGTACAGATCCCCCGACTTGTCCTTTATTATTACCGGATCACCCGCGACCTGCTCTCCGACAGGCACTTCTCTCCCGTTCGCCATAAATATTTCCAACAACTTCTGGTGTGCTTCGGTGTGGTCTGTCCGTCTGTCAAGCTCATGGTAATTGTCCAACCGCCACTCACCGAGATTGATCACAAGATTAGCGGCTTTCCCCGCCTCAACAAGATAAGCGTAGACAAGACCGATGCAGTCGTACCCGTCTGGCCCGAACCCGCCATGCTTGAACGGTTTGCCTATGAACTTCACCATTATCTCAGCGAATGATTTCTTCCTGTTTAAATCGACCTTGACCTTCCCCACCATATCTCCTTCTCCATTAATGCAGGCAAGAACCTCTCACCTCCAAAGTTTGCAGTATTCATTAACGTTGCACATCTTTCATAGCTCTGGTCGCACCAGGTCTCTGCGCCAATATATCCGCATTCTGTTATTTCGTATAAGCATACTTCGTCAAACAGCATAGTGCCTGCAGTGGCGGAATTTTTCGCTATAATAATTTCATCTTCAGTCCCGCCGGCAGTGAATATTAAAACATGCTGCACCCAGCTGTTGCTTGAAACTGCCACCATGCTTTGCCGTAACAGCACCCCGGCTTCATTAATCAGTATAGAGCATTGTTCATTTCCGCTTGTGCCTGACTTCACATAGAAGGACAACCGGTAGAGTCGGCTCGCGGTTAATTGCGGTATCGATCTCCCGACATATTGCGAAGTGCCGCCATCCCGTGTGATTTGCAGACAGTTTCCAAATTCTCCACCTGCTACACTTAAAGGTGTGCAGTCTACGGCATTCCACCCGTCTGTGTCCGTATCAAAGCTCCCGTTCGTGATAACGTTCGTATAGGGCGACTTGTTGAACGTCCATGGGCAGGAAGACATCTGTATCCGCAAAGGCCGCTTGTTCCATAGTACCAACTCATTAGTAATGGTCATCTTGATAAGGTTGTCATCATACATTTCCCATCCGCCGATGATGCCACGCGTGAACTCCTGTATCACTATTTCGGTTTTATAATAGTCTGCGCCCTGCGTCGTTGACCCCTCTGTGACCATAGTGTCGCCGCCCTCAGTTACAAGAGTCTCACCCGCTTCAAGTATGATTACCTCCCTCTCATAGAAGGTTCTGGCAACAACGCCGAAGTATAGTATCGCCCATTTGTTGCGGATGTCCTCGTTGAGTATGATTCCTGTTATCCCCTGATTTGTATCGTCTATTTCGATTTCGAGCGATTCAACGGCCAGTGTCGCAGACCCACGGATATCTCCGAACTTAAAGCTCACTGGTGTAAACAAATGGCCGTCATGATAAATATTCACATCCGCATCGGTATAGTAATAGGTGTCGGTCAACTGTAATTCAAGCAGAAAGAAATAGATGAAGTTTTCTTTCGCTATCTCGGTGCTGATGTCAGTATTTATGTTTCTCATACCGTTGTCAGTCCTTTTAGTTTGATGCCGCTTTTGTACAATATGCCCTGGAATCCCTCACGGGTCAGCTTGTCCTCCTCAAACCGGCACCTGATACGCATGTACCCTGCAATATCGCATGTTAGAATATCATTTGCCGTTGGCGCTGCCACGAAGTTCACCCGATCTGAATCTTCGACCCCGCCACCGGCCACAATCGAATAATCCGTTGTGAGTGTCTGCAATACGCCATTGTTGTATATCTTTTGAGACGATGTAGATTTGCCGGGCAAGTCAAATATATGCGTCGCCCCGTCACCCATGCCGATAAAGAGATTTGTCCATGACCCTGTTTCCAACGTATAGAAATAAAATGCCTCAAACGACCCTTTTCTCGCCACGTAGAAGTTCCATAGCGTTGCCATATCAGCCAGCGACAACGCATTATAGGTCAGTACTATGTCATATTTTTCATAGAGCTGCTTCTGCCGTCTCTGTTCCTTCCCCGAATCAAACGCCGATACTATTGTCTTCCAGTTCGTCGTGAGCTGATACGGCATTTGCGGTTTTGGGGTTTCAGGATATAAAGCCATTATGATAACAACCTCCTCCACTCTGTTCTCGTCCGGTTATCTCTCAATGCCTGTGATACGGGTCCAATGATTGCCCCTGGGTTCCGCCTGCACATATCCTCGAACGACCTCGCATCGTTCGCGTTTATGACAATGACCGTACCCCCTTCTTTCTCGTCACCCTTCATTCCCGCGCCAAGCGCCTTCATCTGCCCCGGTGTGAACACTCCCTCGCCTCGTTGCAATATTGCAGGATATTCATCCGGTGCGAATCCGGTATGATACCGTGGCGCACTGTTCCACGCACTCGCTGGTGCAACTCTCGATGATATGCCCTCAGACCCGATAACCCCTCCCTTATGGACCATAACCGCACCAACAGAAGCGACAACTCCCGCTGTGCTTGATGCCGCAGAAGATGCGGCTTTTGCAGCAGCCAGCGCCAAGTACGATGCCGTCAGGGATGTCACCGCTATCTCTTCTTCAACGATTCCAACGACCGCGGATTTCGTCGCCTCTTCAGCAGTGATCTTATGCATTGCCCATCTGACAATCATTTCAGACATGACGTTCGCCCACGACCGTAAAACAGTATCGCCGAATGCTCTTATATAATCGCCAAGTGACCGTAATTTCCCCGTCATGGCCTCGTAAAAGAAATCTGAGAATGTATCCTGCATTGCCTTTGCCGTGTCCTTCGCCATATCACGGCTTGCCTGGAATACAGACCGGGATTCATTCAGCCAATCCCTCATCCCTCGTACTAACCCTTCATCAAAACTTCCCGTCGCTTCCTTGAGTTCTTTGTTCAACTCAATAATTGACAGTCGTGTCTTATTGATTGCGTCCTGCTGTGCATACCACCCTGAAGGGTCTTTGAGCTTATCTATTGTTGCAAGGTATTCTTCCTGTATTTTCAATGATTCTTTGGAAAGGTTGATACGTTCTTCAAGCGTCTCTGTATGCAACCGTCCGAGGGCCTCCTGCATATCCAGTTCGGCAACCATCGCCGACAGTTCGCCTTCCCGGGATGCCTTCAGGTCGGCATAATGCTTTTTCGTCTTTGCCGCTATTTCATCCTCAAGCCGTTTGCTTTCTTTCAGGTTGTTGAGGTATTCATCAAAATCTTTTTTTGCGGCTTCCATTGCGGCCTGTTCGCCCATAGATGTTTCCCATGCGCTGATTGCCTTCTCCGCCCCTGCAATGCCGCTAAACTTCTTCCGGAACTCTGCCGCTTTCTTTTCAATATCAACTAACTTCTTTTCGAAATCATCCAGTCCAGATTTCGCCATGTCTGCCTGCATCTGCGTCATTGCCGAATGCCATGCATCCGCCATGTCTTTCCCGGCCTTTGCCGATTCCTCCGCTGCTTTGATGGGTTTTTTAATCGCAGCCGCAATATCGGTAGAACTGGCAAAAACAGCTTTGAGCGCATCCTGCCCTTTCTGAGCAAGGTCTTCTGACGCATCCCATGCGGCTGAGGCATTCATTTTCATTGATTCATAAAACTCTTTATCTGCAGCTTCTGCACCAGGGAGAATTGACATAAGATACGCCACCCATGAAGCGACTTTCATAATGCCTGAAGTCAGAGCCATCGCCGCCGCCGCCGCTCCATAAAATACTCCCATGACCCCTGAGAATGTACGGATTAGAACAGTCCCCATAAACAGCTCGACATCTTTTATGGTCGCCATGAGCCTGTCCATCTTGTCGCGTACCGTATCAACCGGAGGGCCTAACGCTTCAACCTTCTGCTTTGCCGCATCCAGTATGACATTCAATCTAACCTGTTGCTTTGTCGCTGCATCAAGAGCGTCTTTCGTGGTGCCTATTTTCTTTGCATATTTATCGTATTCAGATTCAAGATCGATGATAATGCCCATCTGCGCAAGAGTCATTAACCGCCCGGATGCTGCCGCAACGACCATTTTATTGAATGCTTCTGGAATGGTGCCTCCTATAACATCAGTAAGTTGTTCGGCAACACTCGTAAATTCTGCCATTTGTCGCGGATTCAAAGACAGGTTCAATGCAGATGCCGCCATGTCTGCCGCTTCACCCATCGAAATCAATCCCCTTGATGCATCCTTCATAGTCTTGATGATCTGCTCACCTGTCATGTCATACTGAGATCCAAGGGCATTTAATGCGGCAATCCGCTCATAATAATCGGCGGCCTTCTCTGCCATATTCCATCCATGTTGTATGGCGAAAAACGCTGCTGTTGCCGATGCCGCTAACCCCATCCAGTTTGCTTTCAACTTTGCAAACATGGAGGTTTGCGTACCATACTGCATTTCATTAAGCGCCTTGAGCTTCGCCGTCTTTGCGGTTTCTGCACGGAGGATGTCGTTTGCCGTCGCCTTCGCATTGTTGGCGATCATATTATAAGAGTTCATGATTTTGGCGCGCATCAAGTCCATTTCAGCACTTGATTTTACACCAAGGTTCTTGAAGTTCTGTTCAAGACTTAGAGATGTTTGCGTAGCATCCTTGAGCAGTTTTTTCTGACCCTTGAGGTATTTGGATGAATCAAGATCAAGTTCAACGAATATAGTGCCCGCCGGTTGTCCTATCGCCATTTTGTCACCTTAAAAAGTCCCACCAAATGCAATCGTTCCTTGAGAGATAACCCGCTTGATATCCGTTCGTGAACCGGTCAATGACGGTCTTAAAAACGGCGTGTAATATTCAACAACCTGTGCATAGTAAACCTTCTTGTTGCCTGCCATTACCCATACATTGTGGGTAGGATCGCCATATTTTCTTACCACGCGGATGGTGCTTTTCAATGCACCCGCATCCCTTGCCGTCCAGTATGCACCGGCATATCTTCCCGTCTGATATACAGGTCTCGATAAAGTCCCTACGGGACATTTCAGACGTGCCTTTTCTGCAATAATGTTGCCTGCCGCCTCAAGTCGATCCATGGCATTGGCATAGATTTGTTCGTCATGTTTCATGGGATTCCAACTTGCCACTCTCATTTCATAGTCCTATCACCGATGAATTGATGAAACAACCACACAACCTTCTCCATACACCTCTGCTGATCTCGTATCCCGTATAAGTCCATCATCATTTTCACCGCAAGAAGATTGATGTCAACGACATGCCCCTGCTCTGCCGTGATATACTGCCGTCTGGTAGACAGATATATTTTAATAACGTCATCGTTTTCCTCCGTCAACTGGACCCTGCACCTGTCGCATGGCGGCTCCTCCGGCGGCTTTCGTCTCCTATACAATGCTCGGCATCCTTCGCACCGTGACGCGTGGGCATCATGCCACCGCACGAAGTCTATGAGTTTTTTTCCGATACCTCTATCTGTGCCGTTTCCTGCTCCGTGAGAGTGTTCAGCGACTCCGCAATAAACGCGGCGAATTTCTTTGACTTCTCCATCAGCATGATCTTATTCTCTTTCGTGCAGGGTATCTCCTTCCCCTTCACATCATAGAGATTTTCCCATGCCACGATGACGGCATCCCAGAACAATTCATTCTCAAGGTCGTTATTCACATCCTCCGCCACGAACCGCTCCGCTTTGCCTTCAACTCGCTTATACTCAATCTTCTTTGTCACCGTCTTTTTACGGATGTCTTTCCAGTCGGATATGGAGAGGGAACGCAGTTGCACCCGCCCTCCCCCTTCCAACTCAAACCATACCCCTTTGCTTTCTTCAAGATCGAATACCGTCATAAATCCCCCTATTCCAGAACCCACGGCCCTGTGCAACGCCCCTCGAACTCAATCGTGCCAAGACCGCTTTTGTCGATGCCGATAGGGATGGAAGTCACATACATGCCCGCATCTGTTACCGTAGTGACATCCGGTGTCCAGTATGAAGTATTGTCCACATAGAGTCTGATATTGGTAACTTTCACGTTGTTCATCAACGCGCTCAGAAGAACCCCCTGACCTGTAGAATCAGTGGGATCGTATAACCCGCCGAAGCTCACAGTCCCGTAGTCCAAGAGACCCGTGATGAACTGCTTTGCCGTATCGCCGAATGATGTGGTTTCCAAAAGATCAACGCTTATTCCGTTGAGCTTCCACGACCCCATCCCGACGATTGTGTCTGACCCAAGGGTCACCTTTGCATTATTGCCCGCTAAAAAAGCCATTTCTATTACCTCCTTGTTGTTACGCTACTTGTTTATTTTTAACCACCCCATGCTCTATCGCATGAGCCGCTTCAACCTCTTTCACCTTGTTATATAACTTCCATGTGCCATCATTGACGATCATCTGCGTGAGATGCCCTGCAACACATCCCGTATCAACATATATCTGATACCCTGCCCGCCGCAAATCCCAACAGAAACCTATATCCTCACCCACCGGGCCGCTTGCCGAAGTCCTGAAATGGAACCACGGCGGCGGCATATTGCGGAACACGGACATCTCATACATGATACACCCCGTCCCTGTCGCATCAACTTCTACCAGTTCGCCCGGTGTCCACTCCGTTATTACTTGGTATTTCGTCAGCTCGCCCCGCAGCATCAACGGGTCAAATGGAGGATACCGCCGGTATACAAGACATGCCACAATCTGTTTCTTATGCCCCATGAGCCTGCTTATCGTGTCCTGTTGGTATATCTGGTCGGTGTCCATCATGATAATGTGGGTGCATCCCACCGACATGGCCTCCCTGATAAGATTGTTCCGCATGGCATCCACCGGCCCGTTGCTTGAGCGCAGGTAGTAAAACGGAGGCTTGTCCATGGCCAGAAACGAATCAAAGAATGCGCCCGGGACCATGGGAAACGAAAGAGGTATCCCTATGCCAAGTTTGTACTCCTGCCGCACCAAGGTAAGCGTAGGTTTCTTTTGCCTGATTTCTTCGCCATACTCTATCATTTGTGACGCTATCATTTTCGCATCATGGTTCTCGGTGACATATCGTCTTAGAAACGCCGAATCCTCATGGTTGTATTTCGCAAGCTCTGCCTCTATCCATTCCCTTGACAACGGATGCCTATACCTCCGCCCTGAGAAATTGCATTCCGCTATGTCGGCAATGTTGTCTTTTGTCACATACCCGTCGCCGACTGCACCGATATACCTGCGGCAGTCCGCTATCAATACTGGCTTCCCCTGCGCCATCGCCTCAAGCGCACCACGCCCCAGGGTAATGCAGACATCCGCCCATGCTATCTGATCTTCAATGGGTATGTTCATATCACTGATGCGGAGATTGTATTTTTCAGATAGAAACGCAAACGGATCTTCAACAAGAACACCCCGCCGAATGACGAGGATGTTTTTTAACTCTGTATTCGGCTTGCTCCATTTCCCTATATGTATCGGCTGCCCTATTACCCGGCTGTCAATGCCCCTTTCCAGATTGCTCTTTCTTGTTTCCTCGCTCACGGAAATATACCCATCAGCCCCCGGCTGATACTGCTCATCTTCTATAATCCCATGAGATATATAGAGCTTTGTCGCTGCATTCGCCATAATGTTGGCGTACTGTTCTCGATGACTGCAAATGATGTAGTCCCATAGTTCATCAGCGCACTCCCTCGGATCGGATGTCATTGTCACGCTATGCCCTAAGTTATATAATGTCTCTCCCAAGCATTTCATATACCGGCTTGACCCGCCTTCGTGTACGTCGCCGCTCACAAACCTTGCGGTAATGAGTATTTTCGCGCCCCCCTCATGTACCGCTGCGTGTTCGTGAATACTCTGCCGGATATAGATATCTTTGCCCCACTTCTTCCGCAGAAACGCCTCCGCCTTCTCACATACTTCAGCGTAATCAGCCTCACCCGCCTTCTCCATGCTTTTGAACGTCTGACTTCCTTCATGATGCACATAGCACCCGTAAACTATGCCGACCCGATGCCCTGCTTCCTTCGCCCGTAAACAGAAATCAATCTCCTCTCCGGAAGCCGGCCAGATTGACTCGTCAAACTCGCCTATCTCGTCATATAATGATTTCCGGAAAGCCATGCAAAATCCGATTACCCAATTCACCTCTTCGGTATGATCGCCATAGTGCTGCGCCTGTAGCAATGCCTGTTTGTTAAGTCCAGTCCATGTAGCATATTCTTCTACCTTTACCCGCTGCTTTCCGGCACAGTAGTTGCAAGTCGGACCGACAATGGAATATTCAGCCAATGCATTGACCAAGAGTTCCGCCCACCTGTCCGTCACAACAACATCATTGTTCAGCAGAATAATCACATCACCCGTCGCAGCCCGTATACCTTGATTGACGGCGGCTGGAAATCCCAGATTGCTTTCATTGCGAATGACACGGCAGGGGACAAAGCCCGTATACGGTTTTTTCAATGGCGGCGACGACCCATTGTCAATGAGAATAATCTCATATTCCTGCTTCATGGTTGTCCGCACTGAATCTACGCAATCTTTCGTGAGCTTATGCTCGTTGTATACCGGTATGACAATCGAAATCATAATCAATCCTGTACCATGATAGAGTAGTCAACGGCCCAATGCTTCATGCCGAAGGTCCCCGTTGCTGTTGTTATCTCGTCAATCATTGTCGCCAGGTGCCGCCTCTGCATCCATATGTGCGTATCCCCGGTGATGGTAAGATCGCAGCCGTCAAACAATGTTGTTAAATTTTCGTATATCGTGCTGATTTCCGTAGCCCCCGGGAGTGCTGAAAAAATGGAGAATTGAACCAACGTATCCTCAATCTTTTCCGTGAATGTATCTGTCGGATAACTGGTGACGATAAAGAACACCACATACGGCAATGTCGCCTCCTGCGGAGCTTCATCCAGATATATCCGCCCGCCGACAGAAGTTGATAGAGCCGACCCGACCGTCTTTGTCATTATAGCCGTAAACAATTCTCTCACACCGCCTCCTTGCAGGTAATGTCAAGCCACTTCCCCACCACAATGGGAGGCCCGGCAATATTATAATATTTCGTACCCTCTACTATTCTCTGTGATGACTTTACCCCAGACCTGTACCGGATACGGAAGTTATGTATCGCAAGCCCCGTCGTCACCATTGCCTGCACCGCCTCGTCGCTTCTGTGCGTCGTCTTCTTCGCCCATACGGTAACGACATTAGACCATGTGACCGCGTATCCGCCCATCCCGTCGGCAACACTTGTCTTGTCCTGAATCGTAATCCTCGTAGTAATCTCGCCTATCATTGTCATATGAAATCATCCCATAATCGATATGATGCCAGAAGTTTCTGCACCGTCCGGTTCTCTTTATATGACGCTAATTCCACTATCTGCGATTCCCTGTTTTCGTAGAGGTCGGCGGCGATCAAGCGTATCGCGCTTTTAATGGGAGAGGGAACTAATGCCGCCGTTGTCCACCCGCACGTGAATCGAATAGTGATTGGATTCGAGGGATAGAGGGTATCGGACGGCCAAGTTCCCTCGTAAGGCAATACAATCTTCCCGCACTGAGTGCCGTTAGTCTCTACCAGGTAATCAGTGGTTAATGTCAATGTCGTCTCTGCACCGTCCTCGTCCTTCCATTTAACGGTTAATCCCGAGGATTGAAGGTTACCATAGGGGAGCTTGATATAATTGACTGTGGGCCATCCTGGTAAGCAATAATCCCATGTCTGTGTAAGCAATGCCCTGTGAGTGATGTCTTCGACATATTGCCGTGCCGTTATCAGAAGATCGCTGATAAGCTCATCCTCGTCGGTCGCATCAACCCGCAGGTGCAGTTTTACGTCGGCAAGGCTTATCGGCTCTATGACGGGAGGGGAGACCAGCCCCGGACCCGTCCCCGTCACCACCGCAGGCGGAATATCAGACACGAGCATCAACCCTTCAAGTTCATGAACGCTTGCATCAGAGCATGTGCCGACACAGGTTATCTGGTAATCTACTCCGCTTGTGCCTGCCTTTACCCATACATAAACCGACTGATTGGATATGGTCTGTTTGGCTACCGTCGTGACGGTGACTGTCGCGTCTACTCCTGTGGAGACTATTTTTGCAGCCACAACTGCCGATGAAACCGTCACCGCCGAGCCGATTTTATCCAGGAAATCAAATTCGATATAGTATGCTTCTGCCGATTGTTTTGTCCTAAATCTATCCATAATATACCCTCATGCCGATATTTTGGTTATCCCTTTCCGTGCCGCTATTCTGGTTGTCCCCGCTAATGCGTGTATCGTATCTATTGCCTTGGAATTATATACGCAACATGGATATTCAGTCAGGATAAGGCTGACACACTCCGCATTCACATTTTCTACCCCTACTGGTATTGTCGCCTTCAGTTCTGTCAGGGTGAAGGTTGCAGTCTCGCAATCTACATTAATGCCTGCGTTGACATTCGCGGCATGATGCGTAAGAATTAAAGACTGAACCGTAGCTGCAACGTTTACCGCTGCCGATGTGCTTGCCGGATATGTCGTCAATACCATCGATGCAGAATCGGCAAGTATATTTACTTCTGCGTTAATACCTGCCTTGTATGCTGTGACAACCAGGGCCGCTACAGAGGCATCTATGGTAATCGCATAATTCACGGTCGCCGGATACGCGGTGACGACCAGTGACGCGCATAGAGCGGCCACAGTGGTATCCGCCTGTACGGTTGCCGGATATGCAGTTACGATAAGGGATGCCGTGTCTGCGACAATATTGATTCCTAAATTCAGGGATGCCGGATATTGCGTGAGGACGAGGGATGCCGTGTCCGCGGCTATGGATACTTCGGCATTGACGACCGCGGGATACTGCGTGAGTGTAAGCCCAGCAACTTCGCAGGTCACGCCGACATTGAGATTAACATCTGCCTCATATTGCGTTAGTGTCAGCGAGGCACTATCCGCAACAACATTGATCTCCGCGTTGACCGCTGCTGGATACGCTGTCAGTACAAGCGCGCCGCATGTAGCCGAGACATCAATATCCCCACTCACGGCAGCGGGGTACGCAGTAACAGTGAGCGAATCGCACGTAGCGGCTATGCTGATTTCCGCGTTCACATTCGCCGGATATGCGGTAAGGGTCAATGCGGCAACATCAGCGGCTATGCTCACCTCAGCGTTCACGTTGGCGGCATAGGCGGTGAGTGTCAGAGAAGCGACATCCGCGGCTATGCTGATTTCAGCATTGACCGTAGCAGGGTATGCGGTGACGGTAAGCGAGGCGCATGTGGCGGCGACGTTGATCTCAGCGTTAATGTTGGCCGCATATTCCGTCAGTTCGAGGGACTGGGTAGTAGCTTCTACCTCCACTCCCCCCGCGGGGGCGTATATTGCATATAATGAATAAAGTCTGTTGAAGTTGCCATCCTCACCCCAAGATTCGGGTAATTCCGTCTGTGATTCCTTATAATGTGTGTTGTTTCCATCGGAGAAGACGATATATACCGCTTCAGGGCGATCACTCTGTGCTGCAATCCAATATGACGTTGATTCATCAAGGCTGAAACTAACAGAAGCAGTTTTATGACCAGCATCAGTACCTTTCTGAAAATCTCCAGATGTAGCTAACCGGGCATTAGGTCTATTGTTTGTACCGTCATGTGAGTACAAACCAACTTGCATGTTTGTATCGCTGCACGCATTATAAATATAACAACCAATCGTAGTAACATTATAGGTACCTGCTGGAGATGTATCCTTGAATGCTAATGCGTTATTATCAATTCGCCCATCCGAATTGTAACCTGATGGATCACCAGGTTGATCAGATACAAATCCAGCATCTGTTCCTAATACAATAGCCATTTATCCATCCTTCGCAACCCTGTCGGTAGTTACTGTTCCGTCTGCTTTGATGGTGACGTTATACGGCTCAAGAATAACCTTGTTTGCTTCCATAGGAATCACGACATTGTCCGTCTGGTAAATCTTCACTTCTTTCAGTGCCTCGATAGCCATCTGGAACTCGCTGTTTAACGCGGTTTTCACCCGTTCCTTGATGAGGTTGCCTATCTGATACTCCACGTTTATCCGTATCCACTCGGAGATTTCGTTTGAGGTCATCCCCAGAAAGTTCCCGTACTGCGCCCATAATACCCACTCAGGCACGATAACCTTCCCGTCCTCGGAAAACTCCACGATGATGCGGATATTCTTCCTACCGTCCGTGGATTCCTCCGTCCCAACAATTCTTCCTGTAATCATACCCTCACCTCACTTGACTAAAGTAATACCAGCAGGTTTTGCGGGAGATGCAGGCCTTGTATAGACGAAAGGGACGGTCTCTGAGCACTCCCACATTGAACACGCCTGCACCGTTATAGAGTGCATTCCCACGCTCGTACCCGCCATTTCCATCCTCAACGACCCGTCTGTCTGTGCCGGAACCTCAGCCGTTACCGCACCCTCAACAACCTGATAGTACGCCACACCATCCTGCGCGTTGCTCACCAGAAACGGTGAGGCAAACGCCAATACAGGAACCAACACCATCAACACTACCAATAATTTCTTCATTACACATCCTCCCAGCAAATATGCCATGCGTACGGGAATACCCATGTCCCGCAGCATGGGCAGGTAAAACCAACTACTTCTCCACCCCGACAGTAGGTCTCGTTGGAGGCGGAGTATACATCACCGCACCGATAGGCCACGCACCCTCCTTTGGTAACGGCGTTCCCGCCATATCCCTGCAATTCTCCGGTTTGGTGTCGCACCCTAATTCTTTCCACAGATTCACCCCTCCGCCGATTGTGGGGCTTCCCGCCTGCGGCCTGAAGGGAGCAATTTGTTCCTTCGTGACTCCCTGTCCCATAGCCCCCGGTACGCACACCGCAACGTGCCATGAAACCGTGAGCCACAGACAGAGCACGAAAACGCCAAATGCCCGTTTCGCCTCTCCGGGTTTTTCAACCTCTCTTTTTTCCATATCCGTTTGCCCCTCAGCATGGCGCTTATGCCTTCTCAATCGTGAATATCCCGCTTGCGTTCCAGGTAATCGTCAAATCACCCGCGCTCATGTCCACCGGCCCGCCAAGGTCAACGTATGCAAGAGCATCCTTGCCGGCATCGGTGTAGTTGTAAATGATGCCCCAGTATGCATCAATATCGTTGCTCGCATCCTGCGCCCATGTGGGAGCCGCCTCAAGGCTTTTAAAGGTCACAACCCCGTCGGCTTCCGTGACCAGTGCGGCCAGTGTGCCAAGATCGGCTCCGCCTGCCACATATGTACCGCCCGTGCCGACCTCTGTAAAATCGCCCAATACCGGGGTCGCCGTTGCCGCTGTTGGTGTCGCTGTATCATCACAGATCGCAACGTAAAAATGATCCGTCGATGCCCAGTCACCCTCAAGCATCTTCGCCATTGCCTCCTCAAAAACTACCACATCTCCTCTTGCCATTGTGTATCCTCCTGATATTTATGTTTAAACCAAAAACTTTTTGAGAGCCTCAGTTCTATTTAGCCAGCCAGTTAAATACTTTCTGAGGCTCTTATTCTTGTCGCTTATCATCCGGTAATACGACTCCCTCTTGTCAATCAGTTCATGCCATGTGTTGACAGTTATCAGCCATCGTTTGACTCTCCCTACCCCGCAGTTGACCGCCGTGTCAAAAGCACACATATCAAGGTCGTCATAATGCCCCATCGCCACCTCATCCCAATAGTCCCGTTTGTATATCTCTTTCGCCTGTTCTTCTGTAAGCTGTTCTATATCAAGGTCTGGATACGCTTTCTGTGAGATCCCCCACTTTGTAGTGCCGCCTGGGTCTCCAGGGTCACGGGTTATCTTGCTTCCACCTTCCCACCGGAGCGAGAAATTAATTATTTTATCGAAGCCCATAATTAATCCTCAG